TAACTTATTCATTGTTTCCCCTTTCCGTGCCGGGTGCTATGCTGCAACCCGGCATCTTGTAAGTTCAGTTTGTTTTATTCCTCTAAACTCCGTATGTGCTTTTACTGTACCAATGATTGACATTTCATCAACAGTATCATCAATATACTTTCCAGTTTTCCATGTATAAACATTTCCATCTGCACCTATGATTTTGTATATGTGGGTGACTCCGAAATCAGTTTCCCAACTTGTTACACACTTTACAGACTGAACTTTTACTGTGATTCTGTCAGAAATTTCACCGACATATTCTGATGACTGTTCTATGTCAAGAACTGCTTTTCTCTTTGCAGTTCGTTCTAAGTCCCTGTCATACGCCGGAAATAATGAAGCATACAATCCAAAATTTCCTCTGACATATTCAAGACTGCAAGCCGTTTTTAAGTTATGAATGTAATTGCTGTTTTCTTCCTGTTCAGACACCCAAGCAAGGGCATCTGACACAAGTTTCACTGTCAAATCACTATCAATGTCAAAGTTCACTGAACGCATCTTATCAAGTAAATCCTGTAAGTATTCTTTTGTAACTGCCCGTCCGTGTGCTGCATCATAAAAATCTAATGCCCTTATTGCCGTGCTGATGCCTTCATCAGATGATCTTGTATACCCAAAATGACGGATTGTTTCAGCCACATAAGAAAGATATTCTTTTGTATTAACATACCGCTGATAACTGCATCCGGGTTCAGGTGTTTCACCTTCAATCAAAGTATCAAACAGGCTCATATACTGCGTAACTGCTTCTGCACTCATACCATGTGTGAAATCTTTCAGGCAAGATTTTCCAACCTGTTTGAACTCACCCGTTGTCTTATTCCTGACAATGTATGTGTTTTTGCGATATCTCTTACTGTTGCAGTGTTCACATACAGGTGTGGTTGTATAGTATCTTTCAGGTACTTCAATCCCGGCAACACCTGTTATAATATTACCCTTTTCAGTGTGTTCCAGTTCAGCAACAAATTCCCAGTCATTTATGACTGCTGTTCCTTCCGCTTCTACCAGTACAAAACGGGCAGTGTACTTGTTTCCTTTTTCGTCCTTCAACTCTCTGAACTCTTCACCAGTCTGTTCATAGTGGAAATCACAACCGTATGCCTTGCACTTATTAAAAATACGCTTCAACTTCTTTTCAAGTCTATCAAGATTACCTTCATAGATTGCATACTTCATAGCCTTACCATTTCCTTTCCCAGTTCCTTCAAAAAGTTGTCTATTGTCAGCACACCTTATTACATCAGGGGTGTCTTGCCTTTATCAGATTTCACATTAAAATCTGCAAACCTGTCAGCCAACATTGAACTTTTTGAACGGTACTGTTCAAACCGCCGGGGTTTCACATTAAAACCACCAAAACTTGTTGACCTACACACAATAGACAATTTTTTGAAAGAACTGAAATCCTATTCCTTGGTTCTTTTCCCCGGAACTGCTGCAACAGTTCTTTTTGAAGTAGTCAGGAAGTCGGGGAACTTCCTGACCTGTGAAACAAAGTGCTGTGTCATCTCGTGCGGTTGATTCTTCCACTTAACGGTTTCTTGTTTTAGGGGTAAAGTGCCGATTGGTTCAGCCTGTCCGCTTTCTTCAAATAGTGCGGTACACTGTGCTTTCTTGCCCTACCGTTCCTGTTTTCTTCAACTACTTTGACGGGTCATGTTTATTCTTCACACGCTCTGTCTGCTATCCGGCAGCCTGACCACCATGTCACTTGCGTGTAGCCCTATCGCTTCACCCGTTCCTTCCTACTTGCTTTGTTTCGAGTAGATGTTTTATCTACTGACATAACAATACCATTCAGTAGATAAAATGTCAACACTTTTTTATAAAAAATTTGATAAAAGTTGATATTCAATCTATTTTATGGTATTCTTTAAGCATAACCAACCGGGAAGAAGGTGATTAAATGACAATAGGTGAAAGGATAAAAGCAAGGCGGGATGAATTAGGAATGTCACAAGAAGAACTTGCACATAAGATTGGATATAAAAGCAAAACTTCCATAAACAAGATCGAACTTGGTATTCAGGAATTACGGCAATCAAAAATAAAACAGATTGCTGATGCACTCCAAACAACTCCGGCTTATATCATGGGTTGGAAGGAAACAGAAGAAGATCAGCAGTTAAAAAAGTGTCGTGAACTGTTCAAGAAATGTCACGGTTCAGATGCTTATGATGTGGTTTCCTTGTATCTCACCCTTGATGAATCCGACAAAAATGTTGTAAAGACTATGATTGAATCATTGCTTTCAGCAGAAAAATATTCTGTTAAAAAAGAATCATTGAACGCATAGGCAATATCATCATGGTTGATTTTTCAAAAAGGTAACTGTTGGTAACAGGTAACTGTTGCTTTTTTATACTGTATATTTTACTTTTTATATTCTTATTCATATAAGATATTTTATTATTAAGAAAAATACTACCAAACAGATACCAACCGTTACTATATTGAAAACACTGTATTTGCAACAGTTACTTGAACAGTTACCAACCGTTACGAACGGTTACCACAAAGAAGGGAAGGTCAGATTTATGAAAAAAGTCATTAAACTTGTCGTTTTAGCAATCGTTGTTATTTTCGTGATTATGGTTGTGAAGGATATTTCAAAGAATCCCATTCAGAAAAAAGAAACATCATCAGAAGAAATCCCGGTCATATTAGATGCAGATGCCTATTCAAGAATTTCATCTGAACAGTTGATTGAATTACTTGGTGAACCAAAGTCAACGGAAGATTGGAACAATGAAAATTCCAAAGGCACATTTCAAATGCAGCTTTATACTTATGACTTAGATGGAATGTATACAGAATTTATTCTGTATGAAGATGCTGTTGTCAAGATCAGATGCTTTGCAACTGAACCGTGGGAAATCAAGAAAGACTTTGACAATGTGTTCAAAATGTTCAACATTACGGTAAAAGATAGTGCAAGGAAGGTTGTTGACACGGGTGTTACTTATAAGTTTTCACCAGTATCAGACACCGTTGCAGAATTTGAAGTTTATAATTTTGATTCAGAAAAGCACACATTTGATTCAGTCTATATCACATACAATTTGAATTATTTTGATGACCCTAATTAACTGAACAAAAAATGAACCCCAACCGTTGCAGCGGTCAGGGTTCTAATAACTCTATACCAAGGAATAGGATGATATAGGCTATGCAGATACAATTATATCATCCATTCCCTGAAATTTCAATCAGGAAGGAATGATATACATGGGAAGAAGAAACCCAAACGGTTACGGATGTGTGACCAAGTTGAAGGGTAACCGATCACGCCCGTGGCTTGCCAAGGTCACCATATATGACGAACAGGGACACGCAAAACAAACCCCTATCGGTTACGCTGAAACAGAAGAAAAAGCCAACATCCTATTGGCTGAATATAACAACAACCCTTGGGACATTGACCGGGAAAAGGTCACCTTGGTTGTACTCTATCAGCGTTGGTCTGAAATCAAGTTACCCAAGTTAGGAAAATCAAATCAGCAGTCCTTGCGTTCAGCGTTCAAGCACTGTTCCAAATATTACGGTGTGAAGTACAGGTCAATGAAATCCTATCAGATGCAAGACTGCATTGACAACTGCGGGTGTGCATACTCTACACAATGGGCGATCAAGAACTTGTTCGGACACCTTGACAGGTTTGCATTTGAAATTGACCTGATAGATAAAATGTATTCACAAATAACTACCGCCCCACCGATACCTGAAACAACCCGTGAACCGTTCACGCCTGAACAGATTGATATGCTGTGGAAAATAAAAGATGACCCTTGGGTCAACACCGTGCTGATCTACATATATACGGGGTTCAGATTACAGGAATTGTTGGGAATGAAAACTGAACAGGTAAACATCAAGGACTGGTACTTTGAAGGTGGAATCAAGACCGCTGCCGGAAAATGCCGTATTGTTCCGATACATGACCGTATCAAACCATTTGTGAAAGCACTGATTGATGAAGGGAACAAGTATCTGTTCACCTATCAGGGCAAAAAGTTCAGTCAGGCAAATTACTATAAGTGTTGGGGTGAAGTCATGGAAAAGATAGGTGCAGACAAGACCCCACATGAAGCACGGCACACCTTTGAAACCAACCTTGACAACGCCAAAGGCAATAGAAAATGTATTGATATGCTGATGGGTCATAAGTCAAAGGATGTGGGAAACAGGGTATATAATCATAAGACTATTGAACAGTTACGGGAAACCGTTGCCCTGTTAAAATAATATTTTTTACGCTGAACCAGTAACAAATTAGAAACAAAAAAGGCGGTAAACCCTGTATTTTCAAGGATTTACCGCCTTAGTTTCTGTATTATACCATATCGGCACTTTTTATAATTGCCGATATGGTATGGTCATCAAAATTATTTTTACCTTCCCTCTCTGCCTCGTTTCCTTGTACCCTGTCTGCCATATGCCTTCGTTCTGCTGTTGGGAAAATCCCGGTATCAACATATACTTTGTTTTCCCCGGCAACTACCTCTGCGATATGTGCATCATTATCTGCCATAAGCAGTTTTCCGCTTTTGCACTCGCATTCTCCAAAGTTTCTTTTATCTCAGCCTCCTGCACCTTCGCACGGATTGCTTTTGTTTTTGGCATGAACTTTGCCCTGCGCCGTCTCTGGTACATGGCATTGCGCTCACGAAGTCTTTGTTTTTCCTTTATTTCAGCCAGTTCTTCTTCCGTCAGTTCCTGTGCCGGAAGTTCCACTTTACCGATGAAGTTAAGGTAAATCTCTATCTCCATCACACGCTCGCCATCAATCTTTTCCGCTTTGTGGACAAGTATCTTATCCACAAATTCATTGATGATGACAGGTGTTAATTCCGTGATATCCGTGTATTTATGGACTAATGCCAGAAATTCCTCCGTCCGGTCTGTATCCTCGTCATACTGCGTAAGCTGCTCCCTGCATGCCTTAATGGACTGTTCCAGTTCTGCCTGTTCTTTTTCATACCCTGCCGATAGCATTTCATATCTTTTGTCAGGCAGTCTGCCAAGGGCATTGTCCTCATACACTTTTTTAAGAAGGATATCAAGCTCTGCATACCGCTTCTCCTGATGCTTTAACGCAGCCTTCAGCTTCTTCGCCTCACTCTGTTCCCAGATTTCTGATGCACTGCGGATGCTTTCGACAAATGCTCTCTCATCCATCCTTACACTTTTACACGCATACTGAATGGTTTCAAGCACAAACTGGTCAATCACCTTTGCCTGTATATTGTGCGAACAGCAGACCTTTCCTGACTGGTCATGGCTGTTATTATAATTGCCGCAGTTATAACAGGCTGGAGTTGTTCTGACACTGCCATCCGGCAGTCCTCTCCATTTTCTTCCGGCACGCTTTCCCTCATTACGATAATGCATCTTTCCACCGCAGTCCGCACAGAAAATCTTACCCACAAACGGATTTGACTCGCCCTCTGTGTTTATCCTGCGTTTGGTCTTTCTAAGCTCCTGCACCATATACCATGTTTTTCTGTCAATGATCGCCTCATGGGTATCCGTAAAGACCACTATCTCGTCACTGTCATTCTTTACAGCAACCTTATCCTTATAGGAAAGCTTCTTTGTACGGAAATTCACAGTATCTCCCATATCCTCCGGTTTTTCAAGCATTCTTACGACACTTACTCCTGCCCATTCATATGGCTTTGACATATCACACCGGTTCTTATCTTCCGGATCTTTGATATATCCGTATGGCGGATTGTTGGTAATTGGTTTCCCGTCCCTGCCCTTTGCCTGCAATAC